TATTTTTATGTGATGACATTATCCGGGGAAAATTATCGACAGGAGATCCTGGAGATTTTGAAAAAAAGCAATAACAGGATCTCTGCTCAAATTTATCAGAGATTGTCTGGTGTTTAAGAAAAAGGAGGAGAGTTTTGATTATATGAAGGAATTTCAAAATAAATTTATTATAAAAGAAGAACCATACCAGGGAGGATTTTTTTCAAAGATACCAAATACGGAAAAGCATGGTTCGGCGTTCATTCTGACGAAGGGATACAATGACGATATTATTGTTGATGAATACACCACAGTGAAACAGATCAGGCAGGGAAAGTATACGCAGCTTGTGGAAATATCTACACTTCCATATATAAGAAATATACAGATTGATGCACCAAGCAGAGAGACATACTATTCTTTTCGGGTGTCAGTGAAAGCAGTTATAGAAGTGGCTGATCCGATTACATTTTATGAAAATAAGAATCTGGATGTGGATTTATATTTTGACCATGTATTCTCAATGGATGTTAAAAAGATTACGCGTAAGTACAGTATTCTGGATTATGACGGAATGGATGATGAACTGGCGCAAAAATTATCTTCGCTCAGCACTGTGGATGAGTCAACGGGGCTTCAGTATCAGGTATCGGCGGTAGATGCTATACCGGGGGAAGAGGCAGTAGAGTATGTTAGAAAATTTGGAACACAGAAATTGGATGCGATGTTAAAAAAGAATGCGAGAGAACTGACGGATATATTGACAGATGATTATTCGCAAGCAGTAAAGACAGAGGTCGCAGAAGGCAAACTGACAGAAACCGAGGCGTTAGAAAAGATTCAGGAACATGATGCTATGATCCAGAAAAACCGGATCAACTTAGTGAGGGAATTAAGAGAAGATGGATTTATTACGGATAGAGATGCCAAGATTCGTGTAGAAACTGTGTTGAATGGAATAGCGAAACAAGATCAGATAAAAGAGGCGGCAGTGGAACAAAAAGACATTGCAGGCATTGATCAGTTTTTCACAGAGGAAGAGGAGAAATGAGTGTAATCATAAGTGCTTTTTTATCATTACCGTTTGGGGTTCGGGTGGCGGTTTCGCGAGACCGTTTCAAGTTTTGTGTAAACGTTAAAAACTGATATAAGATTTGTGAATAGTTACAAATGGGCAGAGCCGATTTTCCGGATTCTGCCCATATCTGCATTATACAGGAGTTTTTGGGCATGTCAATAAAACCTGCCTAAAACAAGCTGTTTTTACAGGTTGCGTCCGATTAGACGTTCTTCAAAATAGATTTCCAGCTGGGAATGGATCTGCCCCCAGTCCTGCCTGTGTCCGGTCCATTTTTTCGTGATATCCATAGTTGCCAGATACAGCATTTTTAAAAGGCTGTCATCTGACGGAAAAACGGTCTTGCTTTTGGTCACTTTCCGAAGCTGACGGTTGAATCCTTCAATGGCATTTGTGGTATAAATCAAACGTCTTACAGCTTCTGGATACTTGAAATAAGTGGACAGTGTTGCCCAGTTATCATGCCAGGATTTATAGATTTTTGGGTACTTGGAATCCCATTTATCCTTGAACAGTTCCAGTTCATTTAAAGCGGTTTCTTCCGTTGGAGCTGCATATACAAGCTTCAGATCAGCCATCAGTTTTTTGATGTCTTTGTATGAAACAAACTTCGTTGAATTACGGATCTGATGGATGATACACTGCTGAATTTCTGTTTTGGGATAAACAGCCTCGATTGCCTGTGGAAATCCATTTAAACCATCAACGCATGCAATCAGGATATCCTCAACGCCTCTGTTTTTTAATCCATTCATGATAGAAAGCCAGAACTTTGCACTTTCGTTTTCTCCAACATACATTCCAAGAACATCTTTTTTCCCATTCATATCGATACCAAGGGCAATGTAAACCGCACGTTTTACAATACGTCCTTCACTGCGGACATGATAATGGATTGCATCCATAAATACTACAGCATACACTTCTTCCAGAGGGCGTTCCTGCCATTCTTTTACAATCGGCAGGATTTTGTCTGTGATCCGGCTGATTGTACTGTCAGAAATATCAATATCGTATAATTCACGCATGTGGGATTCAATGTCTCCGGTGGTCATTCCCTTGGCATACATGGAAAGTATTTTTTCTTCCATGTCCTGAGTTACGGTATTTTGATATTTTTTAATCAGCTGTGGTTCATAATCACCGTTACGATCCCTTGGAATCGCCACATCCATATCTCCATAACTGGTGTGCATGGTTTTGCTGGAATGTCCATTTCTACTATTGTCTGTTTCTTTGTTTCGATAGTCATACTTGGAATATCCTAATTCCTCATCCAGTTCTTCATCCAAAGCACCTTCCAAAAGGACAGACATCATGTCACGCATGATGCTGTTTACATCGGTACCATCTTTGATGCTGATATCATTATTTTTCAGATAGTCACGCATCATTTCTCTCATTGCTGCTTTTTGTGGGCTGTCTTTTCTTCTTGCCATAAAAATAACCTCCAAACTGAGTAATTTTATCTTACATCAGTTTGGAGGTTTACACAAACTTTGGGATACTCCCAAAATTAAGGATCTCATCATATAATGCTGATAGTGCCAATTCTTCTGTATCCATATCATTTCCTCCAATAATCAAACGTCAGTTCTTTTGCAGACGTTTTTTTTATTGAAACAGTAATATATAATTAATCATACCATACAGAGCATAGTAGCAAATTACTAAAAAATCGACGGTTTTCGACTGCTTTACTAAAAAATATTATTTTTGAATCTCCAGCACTCCAAATGATGGATCGAAATATATAATATAGTTGTCAACTTGTGTAAACGGGCTGTATTTTGCGGCATAAGTTTCAAGAGCTTCACAGAGATATTGCTCTGATACACCAAAGAAATCTGCCATATCTTGCCGGCTTCTACATCCATGCTTATATGCTCGGATTATTCCAGACAATCCGATTGCGTTGTTGTATCCCCACAAACGTGCGCGTAATTCCTGTTTTCGATTAGATGTATCTGACATATCTATAATGTCGCCAGTAGAAGTGAAGTGATGTCCCATTTCTTCATTTAATATCGAAAATTTTTCGGCTTCTGTTTCAAGTTTATTGCTTAACGCAATAGAGCCATTGCAATACAAACCCTGTAATCTGGTTCCTGACAGATCATATTTTTCATAAATCGTAACGTTATTGTCTTTTGCTTTATCTAAAAGCTTTTCATATTCAGTCAAATAACCACTCCTTTTGTGTTTCCTCATAGCCATTTTATCAAAACACATGTCCAATAAGCGGGACTACTTCCTTTGGGATTTGACAAATTTGGCAAATTCATTTATTCTGTCTAATTCTTCTGCAGTATAATCATCCCCATCAAAGTGAGCGGCAATGGTTACAGGTTTTTCCGGCTCATCCCACCCCATTAACTCTTGAGGAGATATTTTTAATGCTTTAGCAAATTCTCTTATTTTAGATTCGGAAATATCTACTTCGCCCTTTTCTATTTTCGCAATGGATGATCTATCCTTATATCCAGTTAATTCAGCCAATGCATCTTGTGACATTTTAAGTTCAAGTCTTCTTTCCTTAATATTCTTATATAGGTCAAGCATAAGCGGAACCCCTTTCGTTGTTGTATGAAACTATAATACCATGTTGTGTAAAATAATTCAACAAAATTATAAAAAAGTGTTGACAGAAATTCACACCGATGATATAGTGAATATAGTTCACGAAAGGACGGTGATAAAATAGTGGCAAATGTAGAACTGCTCAAAGAAAAAATGAGCGATTCTGGAATGACTGTTTCTGCGATTGCTGACAAATCTGGTATTTTAAGAGAAACACTCTATAACAGAATGAAAAGCGGTAATTTTTATGCGTCAGAAATTGTGGCGCTGACAAAGGTACTTCGTCTTAGCAGAAAAGAAAGAGACGAAATTTTTTTACCATAACATGTGAATTATATTCACAACAAAAAGAAAGGGGAAACAATATGCCAAGAGCAAAACCGACAGACGTAGAAATGTATAGGAGAGATATTAGAGCCCTAATAAAGAAGAACATGGAAACAAACGGAATTCGCACAAACAAAGAATTGGCTGAAAAGATATGCATGCCAGAAGCAACATTGAATTATCGTTTGCGGAATCCAGAAACTTTTAAATTGGGAGAGATGCACCGGATACGGTTGATATTAAGGATTCCGGAAGAGGAAAGGGGGAAGGTGATTTGATTAAGACAGGAAACATACTCATGGTGTCCGGATCCACGGCGGCGATCTTGTCAGCCTACGGTTATGATGGACAACCTGTGATCGGCGGGATCGTGTTTTTGATCGGGCTGGCATTGCTCGGTGCTGGAAACAAATTGAAGAAGATCCAGAGTGAGCGAGAGAAAGTAAATCTCCGCTGTAGATTAAAAAGAAAAATAGCACCGTCAGATTCTTTGGCGAGAACCGGTGCTATTCAACAGTAATGCAAAAAAGCATTTTCTGTATTGTAACACGGTTTTTCAATTTTGGAAAGGAAAAATTATGAAATATCAAGTTTGCCGAGGATGCGGGGATCATCTGGACGCCGGTGAAGCAGTCAATGGTTACTGCCGCGATTGCCTGGAAGAAAAGGAAAAAAGAAAAGGCATCGTGTACCGGATGCAGTGTATGGTGGCATCCAAGGATTTTAAACAGATGGAAATGGAGGAATTTATATGAGTTGCGATGAAACAATAACAATCCCGAAATCAGAGTACCGCGCACTGCTGTATGCTTCGGCAAGATTGCAGGCGCTGAACGATTATATCAGATCGCGCAAGGATGAGATTTATATTGATACGAAGTCATTAAAAGCGGTTGCCGGATTGGATGGCGAAAATGATGGGTGATCCGTACGATGATTTTCTTCGGCGGGATGAAGAACAGGCGGAACAGTTGGACAGGCTTCCGATCTGCTGCAACTGCGGAAATCATACCCAGGGTGATTTTCGATATGTGTTCCCGAACGGGGATATATGGTGTGAAGATTGTATCGGAGATTTAAGGATTTCAAATGATTGTGAGGTGTGATTATGGCATTGAAAAGTTATAAGGAGATGCGGGGGATAGATGTTAAACCGTATTGTGAGGATAGAGACGGCATGCTGTACCTTAATTGGGCGAAATGTATTGATCTGCTTCATGAAAACGGAGCAGAGAAAGTATATTGGATGCCAATACCTGATGAAAAAACAGGAAGCAGTCTGCGAATGACAGATCAGACGTTTACTGATAAAAGCGGCAATACAAACCGGTGTTATGAAACAAGAATTAAGGTTGTGATTGACGCAGACGAATACGAAATGCAGTCCCCGGTAATGAACGGATCCAATCCGGTTAAGGATAATTCCATGAGTCAGCAAAGAGTCTGGAATAGCATGTGCCGCAGTTTTGTAAAGTGTGTTGCGATACATACAGGTCTTGGCTTTGATCTGTGGCTGAAAGAAGAAATGCAGCCTTTTGGAAATGCAATACCGGAGTGTGAGGAAAAGGCTTCGGCTGCGCAGATCATGACGATAAAGGATTTGTGCAACAAGCACAAAATCAACGCTGAGTATTGGCTGAAAACCAATAATAGC